ACCAACATATTGATTTATTGGACATACGCTGTCATCGTGCGCTCTTGCAACGCACAACTGCTCTGCGTCACATGAATCAAGCTGCCCGGATTGCATTGCTGCAAGTTGAAACCAGTAATCCTCAACACCGTGGTTGTTGAACGGATGTTGCTCCCACCATGATTTCCAGTAGCATTGACTGGTGCCGCAAGCATAGGGTTCATGCGATACCCGACCAGCGGCATAGAAGTATTTGAAGCAGCGCCCTGTTTCTGAGCAGTGGTAAAGGATGTTATGCCAGCCAGTAACGGACTTCCCAGACTCCAGCAGCCGATTCACCTGAGACTCAACCCTGTCTGGTGCTGACCAGTCGTCCTCGTCTCCCGTGATACAGACTTCGCCGGTTGCATACCTCGTTCCCAAATTGCGAAGAGCGCCTACCGGCATTCGTTCGCAGCGGTAATACTTTATGCGGTCATCCTCTGGTAGAAGACTCTTGATAGGCTCATCGCTGTTGTCCAGCACTACAATCTCAAGTTCTCCCGCGTAGGTCTGAAACTGGAAGCAAGTCAGAGCAAGTTGAAAGTATCTGTCACCGTAGCCGACCGGCATGATGATGCTGACTTTAGGCAACATTACTTGTCCTTCCCCCGGTGCTTGCTTTCTTTGTATGCGTTATTGCTCTGTTTCTGTAACCGTTGAGATGTTTCTTTGGCTCTGCCGTCTCTTGCATCATTCTCACGGTATGCAGCGTTGCGGTCTCTTCGGAACCGTGACGGTGAAACCCTGCCTGTTTGCCGGTCGTTTTCATCGTTCTCAATCATGGCCTCAGACTGGTCACGAGCTACCAGTTTGGCGTACAGGTCGTTAATGCCCAGCATGAACACGTCAAGGACGCGCTCTTGACAGTCTGACCACGCCTGACTCATCCAATGACGACCGGCAATGTGACTCGTGCCGAATTCCTGCCACATACCCCACGGTACGTGTTTGTTGGGACCGACAGATGTTATCAAGGCTTCCCCACCGTCGTCTGCTATGCCCCATTGGTTGCGATAGACGATTGAATCTCTCAGTGTTCCAACCTCTGATGGTGCTGTACTCTGCATTGCCTCTACGATTACCTCGGCTGCTGGCTTTGCGCATTTGACAACGTAGCTTTTCGCGGCCTTGGGTGCAATTTGGGTGAGCATCTCGCTCAACTCTTTGAGTCCTGTAATTTCGATGCTCTTACCCATTGGTGTGTATCACCCTGAGAGTCACAGAGCAGCGGTATAAGCGCGTGTCGTCCTCAAACATATCCGGGATGGACTGCACGTCTGTAAAAAGCACATTCGTCCCGTCCGGGAGTGCGCCCGTGTACAAATCGAAGAGTCCATGTATGGCCTGAATCGCGTAAGCGGCATCATGGTAAGTCGAAGCCCACGCTGAAATATCCACCAATGATTCTGTCGCCAGAACCGACTTTGCACCTACATCAACTCCGGCATACTTGCTGTTTACGACGGTGTAAGTCACAGCAGGGACAGCAAAGTTTAGAGGCAGCACCGATTGCAATACCCGACTACCTACTATCGCTGACAATGCAGGGTTAGCAATCATCGTTTGGTATAGACCTTCATAGAGCATCTTTATGCCGCCGATTCATTAAGTACGTAGCAGAGTAGCTGTAACTCTCTATGGCGGAAGTCTTTATCCAGTATCGCTTCGATGATGAAAGTCGTGCCCTCACACACAATGCGGTCAGCCACAGAGATGTTTACTGTCGGGTTGAAGCGAATCACAAGGTTATATGTGCTTTGTTCGATGAACTCCCCGGTGTTATAGAGTAGCTGCCCACGGAGTACATCAATCGAACCCCAGAGCGTGGCATAAGTCGTCCATGTGGTTAGCTCACCACCAGCGTTAGGAGTACCGCCGAGACTTTGGAATTTCAGTCTTTTATTGAGCCGACCGCCCGGTGTAACCGCTGGATATTTTTGAGCCATTAGCGGAGATACCCCACTGGTTGAGACTTGTATCCTTTGAGCAATAGGGATGCTGCATTATTGGTTGTCGTTGAATCACCACGGTTCTCCCACCAGTCGGTAATGAGCAAACGCATCGCAACCAAAATCGTCTGGGGCACAAAAGAGCCGTACCCAGCTACAAACTCAATCTGTACAGCATTGCGAATCGTCCACGAGAACGGCCAGTAGTAATTGCTGACTGGACTGATGCAGCCGGGGTTACTCGCCGTGTCTACTGTGTAGAGAGATGGGGACAGCGTTTGATATGTGCCGCCATAGGAGGGCATATACTGTACGCTCGTGACTGACTGTAAAGGTGCCTTTGGAATTCTAAGCACCTGATTTTCCGCCCACCAATTCTGAAATCTGTTGATGGTGTTCCGAGCGGGTCCGGTGTTTTCTTGCCAGCCATACGGAAAGCAGTCCAGCCAGTATGTCCAGTTGCTTGTAATCAGTGACCTGCCAGTGATGACCTCTGCCCGTTCCCGTGCCGCAGTAATCAGGCCAGTGATGAGCGTGTCATCGGTAGTATCAGTTGAGTCAACCTTGAGAAAGTTCTTTACGTCAGCAAGAGCCAGAGGTTCACTGCCCGTGTTTGAATTCCATTGTAAGGATATGGACATTTATGACCTCTTGGTTTTACGCACGGCCTTTTCATAGGGCGGCTTTGTTGCGGTCTCTATTACTGGTGTGACCGTCACAGCCAGACCAGCGGCTAACCACTCAGCGGCAGTCTCGTCGGGCACATTTACGACAGAGCCGCGAATCATCATCGTTGGGATGTACAGGAATGACTGGGTGAGTTTGATTAGCATGGATTCCTTGGTTATGGGGGGCTGGGTTGACCAGCCCCCATTGTTGGTTTAGGCGTGGACGGTGAGGGACAGAACCGGAGGCGAACCGGCATTCAGCACAACACCACCAGCACGGGCAAAAGCCACATACGCGACTTGGTTCTGTGCCATGTAGAGCTGGTCAAGGAACTTGACGCGGATGCCGGGGTTTACTTCGCGGAGCATATAGCCCTGCTTGTAATCACCAAACTGGATAGCCACGTTGGAAGCAGCCACGTTTGGCAAATACTGGTTAATCTTGACCGGATAGCCAAGAATGCCGCCAGCATAACCCGTTGTTGGAGCGTCAGTGTACGGAGTGAAAATCGGACGACCATTACCGTCGAGGATTTCCAGAATGTAGCCCATGGCGGACGTGTTGAACGTCAGAGCCGCGTTGGCCGTGTACGCAGGGTCAAGGGATGTAATCAGGCTTACGATGTCCTTATAGACAATAGTGCCGGAAGTCGCACTCGTGACACCGGCAGTAATGGAGGTCAAGCCAGCAATGTTGGAACCGTTGCCGGTCGTAATCCACTGAGACACGTTGCGGATGTAACGGGTGTAAATGTCGGAAACCACCTGTGCCTGAATGTCAAACGCAGCATCCGTAATCAAGCTGTTATCCAGCAAGAGCGGGTTGAAGCGCAGGTCATCAATGGAGATGGTGGGACCAGCGGATACAGTCGGGTCGGTCGTTGTCAAACTGGCAGAGTTGAGTACCCATGCGTTCGACAGGTCATTCCAGTATGGAACCTTCACTGGAGCGCCGGTCTCGGTTGCCATCTTGCCAACGATGTCATAAATCTGACCCGGAGACTTTTTTGCGACCACTGGCTGTGCGACAAAGGTTGGAATCAGAATGCCGTCAGCAGATACGCTGAGTTCACGGGTTTCAATCCTGCCGGTGCGGAGATAGTTGCGGAATGCCTTGCCGGTCGCTTCTTGGTCTACGGATTCGGAAGAGCCGGTGTTAGAAAGATTCAATGCCTTGGCACGTGTCTCTTCGGTGCGCTGCTCTTCCTGCTCGAAAGACTGAATCAGAGAATCAAGACCCTTGGCGTCGGCCAGCATGGTTTCAACCTTGGTGCGTAGCTCAGAGGTAAATAGCTTCATATCAGAGGGCACCAGTGCGTTTGCGTCAGCTACCAACTTGGCACGCTGTTCGCGGAGTACAATTGCTTTGCTCATTTTCTTGTAAATCTCAATAGGGGTTGCCTATTCAATGCGTTGTTGCTTTATGGTTTGCGGCGGGCAAACTCAGGCGGGTTATAAATACTCAGTTGCTAACTCAATAGCCGCTCTTAGGCACCGAGACGGTGTTTCTAACTAAACTTCTTTTGCTACCTCAAGCGCGAGAGTGAGGGAGCGTATATCCTGACAGTCACAGTTGGGGTCATTGCAACTTTCATTGCTGCAAATCTCACAGCTATCAGCTTGGCATTGACCGCAGTCACACTGACAATCGTCCTCACCATTACCGTCAAGGGCAACATCCGTGGTGTCTGAATCGTCGCGTGTCGCTGGGATGTCGATTTCCCCATCGGGAAACATACTCCGCAATTGAGCCGAGGGGCTTGAATAGGCCGGAAATGTTACACCGACTGAAACCTCAAATAGCTCTGTATCCTTGACCGTGCGTACATTCTTACCCTCGGCGTCGGCGGTCCACGAGTCAGCTACGGTGCAGAATCCGAACGAGCATCCCGTTACATCACCCCGGCTAACGCTCACCTTCAAGTCCCTTGCCGCCGTGGTGTCCGGTAGGTCACACTCAAACGCCAGTCCCTTGTCATCCTCATGGAGCCGCAGTGTGCCACTCGCGGTATTGCCGAGACAGTGGTCAGTGTTGTGATTCGCAAGGGCGCGTATGCCTGTGCCAGCGGCCAGTGAAGATGCAAAGCAGCCGGGGGCAAGCATCTCCCGGAATCCGCCCAAGTCTTCAGACAGGGTATTGAACCGAGCAATATATCCAGTGAGGATGTTGCCTGTAGTCTGCAACTCTGATGTATTTGACCTAATTTCACGCTTCTTCATTGGTAATGACCTCTATTTGCTCTTTAGCTCTTGCTTCGGCTGCATCATCCTCTACCGCGTAAATGATGCACTTCAATAACTTTGTGAACTCGGCGTCAGCGGTTGTCTTGCCTATTCTGGCTTCCAACCCCGCCATATACTTTTCAATCGCTTTCGTCTCAGCGGTTCCAGCGATTGCACTTTGCCGAAAATAAGTCCCTACTGTTTTACACACCGGGGTAAGTGTCTGGGTGATTGCTGCCGAGTCTTTCTTGCTTCGATTCTGGAGCCGCCCGTAGGCATCAGTGAACAGCGGCTCCAGCAGCGAACGAGGTTGCTGTTTGCTGGGCGTAGGCGGCGGTTTAAGCGATTGGCTGATGAGATTGGTTGCTACCTTAGCTGCCTGAGCCTCTGGGTCGTCGGGAGCCGGTTTGTCGTCATCTGGACTGGTATCCTCCGGGTCGCTGTCCGTCTCTATACCCTCTGCGGCTGTGGTGGCGTCTACATAGTTCAATGGCCTGATGTACACATCCCCACCGGGAACTGGTTCCATGCCGAGTTGTTCCCTGATGTCGTTTGCTGAAAGCCAGCCACCCATACGCCCCGCCGTTTGCTTGGCCGTGAGGGTTAGGGTGTCCGCTGCCAACAGGGCGTCGAGATAGTGGCGTATCACGTACTGATTAGCGGAGCGCCCCAACGATGGGAGCAACTTGTACTGAAACTCTTGCTGAATCTTGGTCAACCACGGCGTCAGTGAGTAAGAAAGAAATTCCCTATTCTGTGCCTCCACCGTACTCTTGAGAATCTTTTCCGTGCTGCCAACCATGTAACCCGGCACACGCAGAAAAGCTGCAATCTCATCGCGGGTATACTTGGATGTGTTCGTGTACTCAGTCAGCGCATTAGGGTCGGTCTCGACAGGGACAATCTTTACACCATTTGGCAATACCCCCACCCTAAAAGCATTCGCTCCCGTAGACAGGGCTTCAACATCTAGCCGCATCGTTGTTATGTCTTCCGGTGTAAGGTCGTGGTCAGCTTGCAGATAAAATTGGTTTCGTGCTCCATTGGCGTAGAAACGCGCTCCAAAACGAGCGGCTACAAGCGCAAGCCCTATGCACTGACGAGCCATCTTCGCAAAGGATGTACCCTGCAAACCATCGAAGGAGAAGCCGACGATGTGGAGCATATCCTCTGACTTGATAGTTGCCGGTAATCCATCGGCGGTATCGGTCGTCTCAAAGGAGAGCAAGCCATTCTTGCGAACCGGCTTTGTTTTCCACGGGGACAACGGCCAAAGTGCAACAGGACGCGCCCCGCTTGAATCGCGCTCAATCTTGGCGTAAGCATTGCCCCACCCGGCTGCTGCTGTCATCAGCGTTTGAAAGAATACCGTCGCTGACATCTGTGGATTAGGACGCTCAGTCAGCAGATAGTACAGGTAGTGCGATGGCGCTGGACGCTGACCGCGTGGCATTTTTTCATATACGCGCAACGGAAGAGAACCAATCGACTCAGAAAGAATGCGAATGCAGGTCAAATAGGTTGGAACTTCAAAACTGGTGCGTTCATTGACAGTCTCATTACTATCAGTGAATGTGCCCATCCCCATAGCAGCAAGTCCAGCGGCGAGTGAGACCCCAGCTTGATTGAGATTCACGCCGTCACGCTTCTCATGTGGAGACTGTAAGTTAAGGGATATTAGTCCAGCCATTTACGCTGCCTTCCATGCTGCCCACTCACCAAAGCCATACAATTCTTTGGTACTTCTTTGGTGGTTCCGGTGCTTGTATCGCTTGAGACAAAGCAATAATCGTTGCAACTGGACCGTCAATCTTATCCTCTGGCTTGTTTTTACGTGGGAATATATTGTCGTTAAAGTCCGTCTTAATCTCGACATTCGACATTTGCCAGTTCATGCACGGGTTGTTATTGTGGTGCATCGTCCCATTAAGCACACCTGATTCCAACCGCTTCATCGGCTCTGATAGAAACTTGACTTGCATCGGAACCTTGACGCGCATTATCCCAGTGCGTGACTCAAACTGCTGCGTTATATCGGTAGCACCCCACGGGTCGTAACACAGTGTTTTGACGTTGTACTGCTCAACATCCTTTTGAAGGTCAGCGGTGATTCGTGCATAGTCAATCTCTGCCCCGTCAGTGCTGATTAAATGCCCGTCATGCACCCAGCGTTGGTAATGCTGTGCCGTAGGGTCACTCGTTCTCGCTTCCGGCAGATAGAAACGAGGCACGATGTAATAGTGGTACTTTCCATCTTGCAACTTGCGAAACACTTTGACTGCGGCTGCAATGTCAGTTGTAGAAGCCAAGTCCAGACCGATGAAACACTCACAACTCTTGAAGAACTCTTCAGTCAGAGGCTCTCTCACAGCGGCGGCTTGCCAGTTGGTTGCATTCATCCACGCCGTTGTCGCTGTCATCCACTGATTAAGATGCTTGCAGCGGAAGATATTTTGCTTGGCTGAGTTGCGTACAGCCTCTTGTTGGTCAAGTAATAATGCCTCTTCGTCATTGGATATACCCAAGTTTGGGTTTGCCATGACCAAGGCTTCACGGGTTGTCCAGTTAATCTCCGGGTCAACGGTATAGATAATTCCAAACAGCCGGTCATTGTCTACCGTGCCATCTAATACCTTTTCAACTTCCCTTTGCTTCTCTAGGCAAGGGCTTTGAGTCGATACACCAGCAGTTGAAATCTCTAACAGCAGCGAGTTCTTTCGTTTATTGGCTCCTGTCTTAAAGCAGTCATATTGCACCGCGTCAAGAGCCTCATGCCACTCATCCAAGATGGCACAATAGATACTTGCTCCATCCTTCGGATTTCTGATTACCGGCTTGAAACGAGAACGAGTAGAGGTTTGATATATGCTCTTTGCCCCTACTGTAATGCCATAACGCTTTGTGAGTTCCGGCTCCTGCTCTAGCATTGCCTTGGCAGGGCGGAATACCTCATGCGCTTGGCCTTCCGATGCGGCTCCACAATAGACCTCAGCGCCGGGTTCCCCATCGAACCAAGCCATCCAATTACCTATGATGGCTGCTAATGGACTTTTACCGTTTCCACGAGGAACCAAGATGAACGCTTCGCGGTACTTGCGGATTCCATCCTCGTCAACAAAGCCGAAGATATTGCAGAGGATGAAGACCTGCCAATCCTCAAGATGGAATCTTTGCCCCTGTAGCTGACCTTTTTCATGTCGCATCAACTCGGCGACACGGCAGACTTCATTTGCAATATCGGGAACGAAGAACCATCGACTCTCAGTGTTACGAAGGTCAGTTAAAAAGCGTTTCGCTGCCAACTTTACCCACTTGCAAGAGAGTATCTCGCCAGTCGTTACCCGTTGGGCGTGTATGATTGCCCTTTCGTGAAATTGCAAATTCGTCATTTATATCGTGTTTCTGCGGCTCCGCTGACAGCCGTGTGCGGGATGATGGACTCAGCCCTAGTTCCGCACCGAACTTTCTCATCTGGTCAGCCGCAGTATTGATAATCCCGATAAGCGGGTTTTGCATTGGGTAGCCTGTCTTGGTGCCGACAACCAGAACAGACTTTCCCTTGGTGCGTCTCAACTCATTTAGCTCTGCTGTGGCCTCATACCATCGGGAGTACGCATCACAGTAGCTTGCGAGCATTGCCCGGTCTACGGTAGTCAGCAACCCGACGGCAATTAGCTCTCTGCTGATACGCGTCCATTCACGCCTCGCAGCAAAGTCAAGGCAGGATGGGCAGGTTGGTATCCCTGATGGCTTTGGCTCACTCCTATTTAGCTTCCGTTTTCCGGGATTACCAGCGAGTTCTTTTTGCGCGGTCGGTTTTGGTTTACGTCCTACCATCAATAGTTACCAGTTGCATCCCATAATCACTCGGCTCTATGGAGACACCCTCTTTCCGCTTCAACTTCTGGCGGAATTGCGTGTAATCTATGTAGTGGTGAGGACGACCGTATTTATCGACTAACCTTGCATACTCCGGGTATTCATTTACCAGCATTATTGACTTTGGATAAGTCCCTTCCTGCGAATAAAAAACTTTGTCGTTCCCACCCTTGACTGTCTGTGTGGCTGCTTTCTGTTGCTGAAACGCATTGAACTGGACGGTACACAAGCCATCTTTGAGCATATCCAGAGAAAGAATCGTGTCCTCGTTGTACCTGCCACGCCAGCGATAGGGAAGGTCATTACGAATCAGGTTACAGGAATATATCCGGGTATTTGCTAGGAATGGTGGTCGCTTGTACTTGCGCGGCAGGAACATCCAATAGTTAGGACCGACCATGCTGACATTTTTATACCGTAAAGCAAAGTCTTCCATTATTCGGAAGAACGCACCAGACAATACCTCATACCTTAGGTTGTTATTCCAGCGCACGAAGTTACGGATATTGTCATCCATGACCCAGTGCCAGTCGTAGCCCATCTGAATTGATGTATCCCAGATAAAGTTTCTGGCTGCTCCCGGACCAACGCTCTTGCTTAAACCGAGATTGTCGAGCGTCTGATACTGTGCTTTGTAATCCAGATTGAGTACGATGATATGCTCTCGTGGAATCACTGCCGCATACTGCTTGTATTCCTGTGGCTCGACAACGGCATACCACTCTTTTATCCCCATCCGCTGCAATGCCCGGATTGTGAGGCGGCTTTCCCAGCGGGATAACGAGGGAATGAAAAGCGGAAAACGGGGTTGAATATCACTCATTGATAACGTATTTCGTAGTTTTTAGGACAAGCGGTTTCTGTTGCGGATACCAGATGTATTTTGTCTTGTCGGTAATCGACTGCTGAATCAGATTGGCGAAGTCCTGTACGTCCTGTTCGGTAAGAAAATGGATGGTTAGGTGGCGCTTGGCAACATCCTCATTATCGGCTTCCGGCATACCATCCCACTCATCCTCTGCATCGTCTGGGTCCGGTAATACCGTGCCGGTCAAGTCCGCCAACTCGGCCTCAGTGAAATAGGGTTGCAAGTCGAGGTCTACGGATAGTTCTTTGAGAACATCAGCATCCCACTGAAGCCCAACCTCTGAGGAGCGGTTGTCGGCAACGGCCAGCCCCAGCGCCTTTGGGTCATCCATGCTCAAGTCTGTGCGCTGGACGGCGACAAGCTGGGTTCCATCAGTCTGGACAACGATTACATCTTCAATCCCGGCGTTGGCGGCTTGCTGCGCTGTCTTGTTACCAGCGATTAGGTTGCCGTCCCTGTCTATCAGGACGCTACGACCGGCTCCGTACTGCTCAAGCGAACTGGCGAGAACCTTCCGGCCTCGTGGTGTCCCCTTGTTGGCGTTTTTCGAGTCTTGTTTCAGGTCCGACAGCTTCATTTATGCTCAATATCCCCGGTGTCCATTTCGCGGGGCTGAAAAAACCTTGGCGCACCGCTCTTCCGTCATCGCTTAAAAATGGATTCTGACCCCGCCCTACCCGTCAGAGATAGTATTTCTTTACTCGCTCGCCGTCTGTCTTAGTCTTGTGGCACCCAAAGCACAGCGGTTGGAGATTCTCTACGCTATCTTTACCGCCGCGTGACTTGGGCACGATGTGGTCTACGCACTGTGACGCTCGAATCTTACAGGCACGGCAGACGGGTTCCTTGCGGCGTATCCTGCGGCTGAGTACGTCCCATGCGTGACCGTAGGGCTTACCACTCCATCCACCGCGCTTACTGGCTGCAATCTCTTGCTGGTGTATGGCCGCATGGTCCGGGCAGTAGGGTTCGCGTGATAACGCATGGCATCCGGCGTAATGGCAGGGTCTCAGTGGTAGGGGTGGCATTGGTCAGTTTATCCCCATACATCCGCTGCCAATTCGTCCTGTATGCCTCAGACGCCGGTCGCTGGTGGTACTCGTACATTACTTAGCGTCTGCGGCCAGCGACTTGTAAGCGGATTCGATTGCTGGTAAGAAACTGTTTTTGAAATACACAAAGAATGACTCGGCATCGGTTACGGCTTGAATGTCAGCAGGAACATTCACGCCCTTGCCAACGGCGGCTACGGTGGTATCAGTAGCAACCTTCTCAGCGGCAGCTACCAAGCCAACGATAGCGGCTTTGACTGGCGGCTCGTCCTTGATGGCTTCGTCAAGGATGGTTACGAACTTCGCTGTATTGACGAACGGCCATACAATGACGTGCGCCACGTCCCTGGCAATCTTTTCAAACTCGTTCATGGTTTATGACCTTTCAAACTTGGAATGTCTGGTGGCGGACGGAGGAGAGTGGGTCCGCCACCGTCGGCGTCTGAGAAGTCATAGGAATATGACGACGCCAGTCTAATTTATCTCTCTCTACAATAGGGCTAATTATTCCAATTAGATTCGGTCGTAATCCTGTCCATAGAATATCCGGTCATTGCCAACCCTCAATCCCCGGTCCATGCCTAGACCGGCGTCGTGTAGCCGTTGCTCCCAGTCATCCCCTTTAGGCTTACGCCCTCTGACGCGGTGTAGACCGGCTTGACGCAGCGCCTTGCTGATAGCTGACTGTGTAGTACCAAAATGCGCTGCCAGCGCGTCCTGAGTCAGCGTAGGGTTTGCCATTGCGTAAGATTGCACGGTATCATAGTCGATTGCTCGTTTCTGGCCTCTTTTTTGTCTCTCCCCATTGATGTTCATAAACTTAACTCCTCCCGCAAACGGTACACACTGTTCCGGTGTGCGCGGTTGCTGATGTGTTATGACGGATGGAAACATTAAGCGAGGTCATCGTCATCGACATCGAGCCAATCCTTTTCTTTGGTGTAAGTCACCCACTCACCATTGATGAGACGGAGCCACATACGTTCATGCTCTTCCCACAGATGCTGAGCCAAGGTGTCGAGACCCGTAGTGCCGAAGTCGCACTCAGGGCAGCTAAGGTTGCAGCAGCAATCTTTAGCGGGCTTCTTACAAATAGTGCAGCCAGACTTGCTCATATCGAATACGGGAAAGTCTTTTGGGTTTTGGTTGTTTGTAGGTTCGACTGACTCACCAGATAGTTGATAGCTTGATAAAGTCTTCGATACCTTCTTTCCCGTCTTTCCCGTCTTGAACATATAGAGTATATCTTGTAAAGGGAGAACCTTCAGGGAGCCGACAGGTGGAACTTCCAGTCGAACATCAGGTAGACCATCCGGTGTATCTTCCGGGAAACCTTCCGGTGGAACTTCCGGTGTATCTACCGGCCAATCAAACCCGTATGCGTCATAGAACGAGGTGGGTGACACATACTCATACCACGGATTGGAAAAGTCACTATGACCCGGCTTTCCAGCCGTCAGCCTAAGTCTCCACCCTCTGAGTTGACCCAGCGTAACGTCGGCCTTGTTGATGAGGATGTTGTAATTCTTGTGGGTTCCGTTGCCCACTGGGTAGTCGATGTAACCTTGTATGCGTAGGCGCTGCATAGCGTTTTTGAACTGGTCATGTTTGTTCTTGGCTGTGCTGAAATCCCCCCACGCCTCAGAAAGGGAGTCGGCGTTGGAGTGACAGATACCAGTCTTCCAGTCCGCAAACTTATGAATGGTCAGGTACACCGATACATCATTCGATGTGAGCAGCCCCTCCTTGATATGTTGCCAGATACCGTTGCGGAGACGCAGGAACCCGCTTTCACGAAGTTCCGGCGTCGTTGGCGTCCATGCTGCTTTCTTTGGAGGCATTAGCTGTAATCCTCCTCACGGAAGTGGAAACTTTCCCCATCCTCACTGAGGATGGGTGGGTTGATTTCATGGAAGTAATAACTGAACCGGGACGCGTCACGGTTTGTGTTGACCAAAGCCTGTTCGGCTTTCAGCTTTTCCTCAAACTCCGCAACCCGAGGAGCAGATGGGTGGTGGATGCCAAGTGGGTATTCAACTACCTCTCCGTTGCACGGCCTCTTCAAGGTACGTCCATCCTTATCGCAGAGCACCAGTCTGTAATCAATCTGCCCGTGGGCTGGAATCATGGTAAGAAAGTCGGTTGCCCGAACATTTACGTTTGGGTCGTCTGAGAGTAGAACACGTTCCATGATGACCGTGTTATCTTCCGTGTAGCGGCCCACCGCCCAAGCAATGATGGGGGTGCTTACAAGTCTCACTATGTACTGTGCCATTACTCCACCCCTTCTGCTTCCTGTTCCCACTCCGAAATACTGGGGGCTACTAAATCTTCCGTGTGAACTTGCCCATGTTCACTCGTAATCACCACTCGCCGAAATCCCATCGTAGCCAAGCTAAGTTGAAACTGCGGAAGTAGCGCAGCATCGAACAAAGATTGGCCTACCTTGTCCATAACGAACGTTTGATGATTGATACCGCCAGCAAATATCTGACAGTTTGGGAATTCTACAACTGCTTCCGCATACATACCTGCGGCAAAGTTCATGCGATTGAGACTGTTTGGAAGACTCTGTATCAGTGTTTCCATTTGTTTTCTCTCCTCATTTAGTTTGTTGGGCTGGTAACCGCCAGCCTTCGGTATTGCTTCACTAATACTCTGTTGCGTATTGCGTTTTCGCGTTCACTGACGATTGAGTTTCTGGGATTAGCTTTCATTACACATTTGATGGATGGCTAACATCAGCTTTTCGACTGCCTCACGCTGGACAGCATTGGCCATTTTGATTCTGTCCAAGACTTCCATCATTGGCGCGCTGTAGTTGTTTTTTTCAAAGCTCTCCACCTGCCGCCGCAATTTCTTTGTGGCGGATGCAAACTCTTTGAACTCTTTAACAGCAGTTGTTGACATTGTGTTTCTCCTCTCTTGGTTATGCCGGGGGCCTCCGGCAAGGTCATGCCTTCCTCAGTACACTCGACTGCCTACGCCGCAAGCTGGAGTTGCCTTTTGGGGTATGGCTTTGATGTGTCCCACAGCAGCGCCTTTTGTAACTCCCGCACAACCCTCCTATTTCCTGAAAAGTGGACATACCTATGCTTTGGCGTCCCCATGTAAAATGTGCAACCTTCCTCTTCTAGAATCTCCCGCTGTTCTTTGCGCGTCCGCTTGTAAGTCAACTTGCCATCAATCCGTTGCCGCGTGAGGTTATGAATTTGCCGGGTGTCATGTTCTCTACCATCAGGGGTACGGTACTTCTCACTGGGCTGAGTCATTCCTCCATATTTCCAATTCAGGGAAGAATAAATCGTACCTACCTCAAGTGCGGCGGGGTCTGCGAAGGCGCAGATTATGTTGTAGCCCTTTTCTGCCATCAGGTCACAGGCACGAGAGATTAGCCAACTTGCAGCAGCGCCGGTGTGTATCTTGCCTTT